CTTGGTCGTCAACGCCTCGGAGAATTGTTCCGTTGACGCATTGGCAAGTGTGTTTGCCATTGTCAGAACGTCGGTCACTCTAGTTAGGTTTTTGAGGTTTTCATTTGCGTCCTTGACCGTCAAACCTAATGCCGACTGTGCATCGGTCGCCAGGTCGGTGGCACGGGCCATATTGAAGTTACCCGCTTGTGCGAACTTCGCCACCTGGGGCAAGGCAGCAATTGATTGCTTTGCGTCAAGTCCAGCAGATGCGAGAAAATAATATGATTCCGCCGCATCGGACGCCGCGTAGCGTGTTGCCGCCGCGACCTTGAACGCAGCCGACTTCATGTCGCCTTGCATCTTATCGGACACATCGCCCATAATTGCTAGCGACTGCAACATCTTCTGGTTAAATAATTCGCCGCTGCGCAAGACGCCGGCAAAGAGGGCCGCACCGCTAATCGGGACAAATGCAGCCGCTAGGTTGCGAAAAATGCCAATAGTGCGCGCGCCGAATGTCGCCATCCTGCCCTGGGCCTGCCCAAGCCCACGCATCCACGGGCGATTGTTGACGCCAAGAGTTGCTACAAGATCACCGATTGCCGTCGCCATGTCTTAACCTCCGTAGGCGACCTTGAGCATATTGTATGCCTGGTCGGGCTTGACCTCTTGTGATTCGATTTCTTTTAGCCAAGGGTCAAGGTCCTCGGGCGTCAGCTTGACTCCCCACGCCTGACAAAGTGCAACCAGCCCGGTCCTGACAATCGCCAGCAACCTATCCAGGGGCATCGGCTCTAAGCTGTCGAAAACAACCCACTCGTCAAACTGTTTTGGGGACACCGTATCGAGCATTGCATCAACGTCCAGGCGACCGGCCGCCGCCGCCAAGCGAAATGCTAATCGACGACGGTTGTCCCTTCGGAGTTTTTTACCAAGCCCTCGATGTCCTCGGTTTTTAGCCCAACGTGTCCGATGCACTCGTTATACAAAAACGCAGTGTCGGCGCCGTCCCAATCGGCCAGCTTAGCAATGTGCGAATCGTTCAGAATTCTATTTCCCGCGCCGTCAACGAGACACAGCACAATCAGCCGTCTGTTCGCGTCCTCCAGTCGGGACTTTTTCAGCCCGGTCCCATTGGCGGCGATGGTTGCCGATTGGAAGGCTGACACCTCACGCTCGGTCAGGGATTGGATTCGCACCGCATTGCCGGATACCGGCAGCGTGGCGGTTTTGTGCCGCCGTTTCATCGGTGCAAAAAGCTGATCGACGTTTGCAAATTGCTGTTCATCCATCATCATACTCCTCTTCCTCTGTTTCATTTTCCACAATGTCCAATTCTTCTTCTTCCACGTTGGGGCCGGGGATCGGCTCACCCTTCTTGTCGTAACCAACCATCTGCCCCTCGTCGAACGCCTTGAAGTCGTCAGGATGGATTCCCTTCATCACACGACCATAGGAACATTGTGCATCGATGAGTTGGGCTGGTGTGCGCTTTACAGCCTCCGCGCATTCTGCGTCGGCCGGCTTCGCCGCACCGATCTGACACAGTACGATAATGTTTTGGCGAGTGAACCTCGTGGCCGTGCGAACGTCAATCACATGCCCCACAGGGAACGCGCCCTTATCCGGCGGTGCCTTTGGGGTTGGATATACAAAACTACATTTCATCAAAACACCCTTTCCTTATGAAAACGTAGTGCAGCCGTCGAGTTCACAAGAGAAATCGCCCTTGAGTCCGTCATTCAGCGCTACCGTGCCGCCTAACTCAACGCTACAAATGTCGAAACTCATTTTTGACCCACCGGGGAAAGTAATCGTTCCCGTATATTGCTCATCGGCACTAGCACCTGGAGCCGGGGGACTGCTGAAAATTGCAGTAAGACTCGTGTGAATTGCAAGATCAAGAAACAACTCGCCGCTTACCGATCCACCGTCCACTCGCCCCGTGGACTTTTTGGGAATGCCGGCATTTTCATTATCGAGGGTGTCGGCCTCGAAAGATTCGATTTTAGTTTTCGGCAGGTCGAGAGAAATCACCTGAGCGATTGCAGGAACCGAATCGCCAACGCCCATTGAAAACACCGTCCCCTTGCATTGGATTATCGACATACTTCACCTCCTTCTTGCTTGTTAGGCGTGCGCGATGTTGGATGCTTTGATGGCCAAATCAATGACTGTGGCACTGATGCCTCGGCCAATGTTTGTCACATAGTTATTTGACGTAGCATCCGCTTCGGGGATAATTTGGCCGACCACGATGTCCAGTACATAGTTTTCACCGACGGCGACCGTTCCGCCGATCGTAATTTGCCCGCTTTTCTGGATCGTCAACGGCTGCGAGGCCGACCCGGCATTCAACGCGATGCCGACGGCGTTGTCGATCTCAGCATTGGTCGATACCGATGCAGCCAGGGCGTCGGCAAGATAATACTTGCTGTCACTGGCCTTTTTGTAGACGACATCGCCGGCAACAATCGTCGCGCCGGAAATGCCTGTTTCGGTAGCTGCGTTAGTGCCTTTTATGACATTAGCCGGAGTAACAGTAATCGCTGCCATTAGATCACCTTAACCTTTCTTTGCTTTAGCCGCTTCACGCGCTAAAACCTGAGTGACTTTGTTTCTCGCGGCTGCCAACATGGCCGGGCCAGCCTTCGCAACCGCACGCTTAACTACACCAGGCAACAAAATGGGCATTCGCCCCGTTGCCCGCCCTGTTGTTTTCTGTCTCCGTTCGGCTGTGCCAAGCACCGGCCAGTGAATGTTCCACGCCGAGATGCCCAGCCCGCCGCCTTCGCCTGCTCTTGCAGCAGCTTTTTCCTGCCGTTTCTTGGTTCGTGACCCAACTCCAAAACCAACCTTGCCAACATACTCGCCTTTGTACTTTTTGATTCGCTTGCCAATTGACTTTCGAGCGGCTTTTTTCAGGGTCGGTTCGGCTGGTGTTCCGGTTATCTCAACCTTCATTCTCCGAACCAACGGTGACAAACCGGCCGACACAATGGACCTGCCAGCCTTCGGTGCAACTCGCTTCTGTATCGCGCTTAACGTCGTTTGCATTCTCCTCATGCCGCGCAATTGACTTCCGAATGCCATCTATCTATTCTCCGTCCAAGACAACTTGAATCTCATGTTCGTGTCGTACCAGTAGGCATTGCTTCCTTCTTTCTTTGGAACGGCCGCCGGCACTGTGTCCTCCAACCACGAATCGAAATCTCCTGAATATCCCGCAAGCCCGTTGCCGGGTTCATTAGTTCCATTGGTCCTCACCGCCTCGGCCAGCGCCCGCGATACGCTCCGTGTATCCGCACGGCATATAATGTTTACATCCGCAAACACCAGCCCGCTGCGTCCCTCTAAATCGTTTTCCCTATCCTCGGAATCAATCTCAAAAACAATTGCGGGAACCGTATCACTCCTAAACCATTCATCCCATATCCGTGTGCTAACTAAATCCGTGACTTCGCTCATTGCGAGTAGCGCCGCCCGCAACGATTCCTCAATGACTATCACGCCGTCACCTCGGTTGCCGTTATTACCAATTCGCGGTTCTGCTCATTGATGTTTACAACCGACTCAAAGTTAAACGTTCTGCTTCCCCATGTTGCTCGCATCCGCGACGTCACACCTGATAGATAGTGGATTGTGATGGTGTGCGTTGTGGTTGCTTGCGACTGCTTCGCCTGCCAAGCCTCTCGAGACGCGAGTGGTTTGATAAGCCCCCAGACCGTTGCAAAGGTTGTCCATGTCTCTGTTACCTCACCGCCATCCGTCGTGATTGATGTTGCGCCTTGAATCGTGATCCATTTATCTTTTTTCCCTGCCCCGGTCATGCGTAGCCTCCCCAGTCTTCGAGAGATAGCAGCATGTCGAGACCGGCTGGTACTGTCGATACTATCGAGCCTGGGCCGACAACCTCTCGATTTTTGAACCAGTGAGCCACGAGGAACGCTACGGCATGTTTAATCGCAAACGGCACAACGGATGCCGTCGCGTATCCCGCCGTAAACGTCACCGTCACGGCGTTGTATTTGTCACTCCGCGTCGATGGCCACACAAGCCCGTATGCCGGTTTGATCCGTGCTGGGCCGTCCTGTGTGGACATATCCGTCTGATACTGATCGTCTGCCAGTGTTTGCGACGTGCCGCCCGTGTCGTAATATGTGATCGAGGAAATAGCAGACACGGGCGGGCGACCGATTATAATTTCATCTGGAAACTGTTCGAGCGTCAACGTCCACGTTGCTGGCATAATCTGACGACCGAGAATCTTCTCAATGGTCTCAGTAGCACGCCCGATCAACCCTGCGATATAGTCGTCATGGTCATCAATACCGGCAAGGGAACACTGCGCCTTGGCTTCATCCAAGGTTATGGGGTCGGCGGTCGGCGCAACTGTTCGTTTGTAATTCATAGTCCGCAAAACATCTGCCGATTAGGAGTCGATGACGGCGTTCAACATCGAAGTCACCTCGCAGGCACCACTGACACGAACCGTAAACGATTGCTGAATCAGTTCACCAACAAAGCCAACACTTGCATCGCAGAACACCTCGATGTCTCGCGCCACCCCGGTCGATGTGGCGTGGAAGTGGATCCCCTCGCCGGTCGCGTGGTCCTGATAAATGTAGATGCTACTCAGGAACACGTCGCTGCTGATTGCCGTTTCCGCACCGATGGCGGTGTCACTAAACGAGCTGGTAATGTACACGTTCTTTATCACCAAACGGTCGCACCCGCCAGCAAACAGGATGCAGTTGGTGGCCAAAGCGGACAACACAGTACCATGATATGTAAACCCGTCGATGGTCAGCTCATCGGCATTAGCAGCGACGGAAATGCCGATCAGCGAACCATGCGTTGCGTCGGTATCAAACATGCGAACATTGCGCAAGGTCGTCCCAGTCGCAGTGGCGGCGATCGTCATACTGGCAGCCACGTTGAGGAAGTTGCTGATAATGTCAACATTTTCCACAGTGCAATTGGCAGCGGTAATGTTCCAGGTTGCCGCGGCGGCTGTGGTGATCGTACACTGAGGCTTGAGCCTGCCCTGCCCCAGACCTATCACCCTGACGCCAGCCACGTCCATCGTGAGCGTGGAAGCCGCGATCAACGTCTCAGTATGGCCGGGCATCAAATAGACGGTATCGTTCTCATCGGCAGTACAAAGACCGATCGCATAGTCAAGAGTAGCAACCGGCTTATCCGGGCTGGTGCCATACCCGCCGGCATCGGTCCCGGTACTAGCATGAACATAGATTCTTGCACCAGTTCCTTGAGACATATCTTCGACAGCGAACAAACCACCGACGGATCGGCGAACAAATAAAGCAGTTCTTGCAAGAGCCATTTCGGTTTTCCTTACGAAAGTTGGTGGTGGTAAAAGCCCCGGCGGTGTTGTTTCACCGCCGAAGGTAACATTCACAATTGCTACGAGATGTAGGTAGCAGTCAGTCCTGTGTAGGCGTTCTTCGCGCCGTAGCGGATGTAGGTCACGGCAACCTCATCGTCATCGTGCTGGCAGTCGATGTAAGCCGTGACATACCGGAAAGCCAAGCCGGCGGCCCGACCAATCTGCATCACGTCTTCAGCACTGACTTCCAACACCGCATAGTCGCCAATGGCATTGCACAACAAAGCGCCAGAGGTTTTGATTTCCAAAGCATCTGAAGCGGCGTCATCCGTGGCGGCATAAATCGAAAGCTTGATCAGGCCAGTACCCCCTAGCACGCCTTGCACAGCGACCACAGCGAAGCCTTCGTAGTCTCGTAGGTCTTTCCATGTCGTGTCAGTT